GTTTTTGCTTTGGTTTGGGTTTCTTTCTCTTTATCGGTGCTTACTGCAACAGTATCTGTTTTATAGGTGTCAGTTTTTTTGTTTGACAAATCCTTCTTATTATTAAAATCCAGTTTCCCTGTAGTCTTTCCCTTGACTTCTTTGCCATTATAAAAAAAGGAAAATTCCGCAGGCGTATTCCCGATTGGAGTAATACTAAACCCAGAATCCATACTGATACTGCTATATTCCTCGTGTTCCCTAGTTTGGGAAATTCCCGTGGAATCTTTTTTCTCTCTTTCAGCTTCGTGAATGCTGATTTCTGACTTCTCTTTTTCTAGGACTGCCTTTCGGCTCCCACAGCTTACCATGGACAATAGCAGACAAGCAAGCAGGAGCCAGAATCCTATTCTGTGGCTGATTTTACTTTTCATCTTTTTTGCTTTTTAAATCGTCAATATCTCCACTATTGTGGAAGTTTTTTATTTTATCCAAAAGTCCACTCGGCGGAAATTTTCCCCCAGTAAGAACTGACATGTTCGTAAGTGCAGAAGAACCAGGATAGAGAATAACCATGAGCTGAACCAACACACTGAAATAACTCTTGAAAAACTCTATTGGCTCCAGAACTTTATTTACAACTGATAAGGTAATAAAGCCCACCAGCAGGATAGATAATTTGGTAACGAGACCTTTAAGATTGTCTTTGAAAGTGAAATCGTTGTAAACTTTCCAATGAACATAACTGCCTAAAACATGGTCTATCGCTAAAACCACACACAAGCAGAACAGGAAAAATTCACTTTCTACATACCATCCACTAATTCGCTCCGTGAGAGTCAGCGCTGCCGCTGGCGCTAGTGACAACTGTGCTGATGCCAACAACTTCTGCGAAAAACTCCCTTTGTACAACAACACTAGGTTGTCCACAATAAATTCTTTTATATTCATCTTTTTTAAATTATTATTCTATTTCAATAAAGCTTTTACATACACTTTCACTGGGTCTCCTATTTCTTCTGCTTTCAGCGGAATACCCTTTCTGCCCGTGGTGGTCGTTATCACTTTCAAGCCTTTTATTTCGGTAACTGTGCCGCTACGCTGAATAAGTCTAAACTCCAATATTTCAGCAAAACTTTCTATTCTTGGGAGCTTGTAGATTACTCGGTCATTAGCACCATTCGTTTCTGCTACAACTTCCAAATCATGTGTCCACGGCAAAACAGTATCTACCATAGTATCAGAAATTCCAAGGTTGTATTCAGAAATATGTGGTGTCCAATCCGTTGCTTTTGTTCCTTTTTCTAACTTGAAATTTCTAATGTCTATTGCTACCCCTTGAACATCAGAAGTAAACGCTACCATCCACGAGCTATCCAAATTAAAGGCTTCCTGTTTTATCCTAGTCCAAACATTCGGAGGAATACTCTGTCCCCAAATTGTAACATTTCCTGTGTGGGAATGCCTAAAATCCATACTTCTAGAGTGAGTTCCTGCAACTATACCCTCCATTTTAAAACCATATACTCCGACAACTTGATGAGATACAGGGGTATACCTCACAAAACTTCCTGTAGCATCACTCATAACAGCAGAAGTTCCTGTGTTTTCACTTGGAGAGGGGTTGTTAGGTGAAAGTAACGGAAGAGCCGTATTTTTAAAAAGATTAGCTCCACCTATAACCATATTACCTGAAGGAGCAGGTGTATTCCCTTTTGGTAGGGCTTTTAGTTTTTCATCTATTTGGGTTTTAGTGTAATAATCCGATGCCTCCAATTTCCCCACTGTCCCAAATTCCAGCATTTTGCTGGTTACATATTCTGCAATTAGTCTGTGTCCTCTTTTATTTGGATGCAAACCATCATAAAAATAGATTCCATGGTTATACTTAGTTATACCTACTTCCCTCATATCTATCCACTTGATACCATACATCTTTGCTATATCAATAATCCTTTCAGCAAGTTTATCAGAATCTTTATTTTGGTCATCTGTAGACCCTTCATGGAAAGACCGAAGTGGAGTCATCAATATGATTTGTGACTTTTTATAATAAGGAAGCATATTCTCCAATGCTAACTGATAAGCTTCTGTGAACTTTTTAAGGTTTGGATTATTTACATTAGTAATATCCCCAAGAGAAGTTTTATCTTTAATTTCTCCCAAAGGAACACCAGTAGTAGGCACATTCAGTGCACGCTGGTCATTTGCGCCCATGAAAATGAATATAAAGTCACTATCTTGAGCTACCACTTTTGTCCTGGAAAAAGCAAAGGCGTCGCCATCTATTCCTGTAACTCTAGAACCAGCCCTGCCATCAAGCGTTGCTTTTACTCCTCCTGTAAGACTTAAAAGCTGTGCAGTCCATACATCTTCATAGGCATAACCTTTGGCTGGTGTATATTCGTTATTTGTACTCTCCCCCCACGAAGTAATAGAATCTCCAATAAACGAAATCTTCTTTCCAGCGAGCTTGTTATTTACACTAGGTGTTGGAGTTGGAGTTCCTGCTTTGACTTTATCCTCTACTTTTTTTAATGCTTCTTTGGTTGCTTTAGTATCCATTTCAGAAAAAGTCTTTTCAAAACTTTCTCTTAATCTTGCTTCTGTAATTTCTCCATTGTTGTTGTCAGGAAGAAGCCCTTTAATTTCTTCCAATGTAGACACATTACTCATTGTTTCTTTATTTATATTCTAAATCCTTTACTAAATCCTCTGGAGAATCCTCCTACTTGTTTTTTCTTCTCCTCCTCTCCTATTTCAGCGATATTTCCTGCATATTCATACAGTCCTGTATTTGCTGAAAAAGTGAAACTTACCATGTTATCCTCTTCGAATTTCTTCCCAGAAGTAGCATCTCCGCTGGTAAGGTATGCAGCGTTTCTAAGATTCCCCAGAACCCAAACTCTGCCGTTACTATCCGAAACCAAAAACACCAGTCCAGAATTCCCCGTATGGGAAAGAAAACCAAGGTTTCTAGGCGTCATTCCTGTCAGCTGAAACGAAAGCTCGCTCATCTGCTTCCATCTCTTTACACTGCCAGTGACCTTCTCCGATAGAGAACCTTGGTCTAGATAAACATCCACAGCCTTTAGGCTTTTTCCGTGTTTGAGTAAAATATTTCCTTTAGAAATTATCCTGCTGTCTTCGTAGCCCTCCGCTTCGGGAAGAACTATTTTCGCAAAGTCCCAAACAGAAGCATAGTAGAGCCTCACCAAAATACCTCCAAACACCTCTGTGCTTGGGCAATAATGCAAATCTTCTGTATGTATTTCTGTAATCACAAAAACAAAAATAGCACCCCGCAGGGTGCTAAAAAAAGACAAGATATTACAAGAAAAGACCTCCTTTTTTTGCGATGATAGGGACTTTTAGCTGAGAGTCCTCGGCATTCCAGCAAGGGAAATTGTCCTTGTTCTTGCTCAGATAGTCCCAAATTTGTGTAAGATACCTTTCGCTTCCCCTCAGATGACCTTCCTGGAATCTTATTTTTTCCTCATCTGTAAGCACTACAGACTTTTGCCACGGCAATTCCTCATACTGAACCACGATGCCTGTGCTGGTAAATAGATAGCCCTGCTCTGCTGTGGCATCTGCTTTTGATTTATCAATACAGTATTTTTTTATTAAATTTTTCAGCACATCATCGCCCAGAAGAACATCTGCTTCACAAGGTTTCATTTTGGAAAGAAACTCATCCAAAGCACTACGCATCAAATCTGAAAGCATCAAATAAACCTCTGGAGAAATTTCTCCGAAGTAATATCTCGTTTCAGAAAATGGCAGTAGAGAAAAACTTATCTTGAAAAAAGGCAATTCCTGTTTTTCCGCCAAAAGATTCAAGGCTTTTGCTAAATAAAAATCTGCCTTTCTGAGCCAACTCAAAGCCAAGTCACGAACATCCCACCAGCTGGCGTTCTTGGTCGTTCCCTGCTCATATTGGTTAATTCCATAGTTGCTCAGATGAACCTTTATCCTCGGAAGCGACAAAACAAAGCTGTAATGAAGCCCCGCCGTTACCAAATTATTATAAGCCGTTGGATTGGAGGTTTCCAGCTCTTGGAATACTTCTTTGTCTACCAAGGAGAAAATTTTTCTCTCAAATCCATACTGCTGGTCTATCAATTCAAAATCAAAATTCTTGGGAAAGCTCACCAGCTCTCTGGCTTTCTGCTCTGTTATTTTTTCCATTGTTACTATATTTTCCGCACTGATTACGAAACTTTTACTTTTGGTAATTTAATTCTTAACTGCCACTTGTCCATTTGGGTTTTTGTCCAAAGTTGTCAGATTGATGTTCGGGAATTTCGCCACGAGGTCTTTGTTCCAGTTATTCCATTTCTGAATTAGTCTAAAAACCCAAAGCGTTCGGGCGTGTTTCCTCGGAAGCCTCGCACAAAGTATCGTCCATGCCTCCCGTTTATCAGATCCAGAACCGCTCAAGTTTTTTCCACCAGGAACACCTGCACCCAACAGGGCTGGATCTACCCCCATAGAGAACAAAATCTCCGAGTTTCCTGCGCTGGCATCGGGCAGAAAATCACCACCAGCCTGTGTCTGCTTGATTTCCTCAATCTGAATTCCCTTTATCAGCTCTCCCGAGTTTTTGTCCCTAAAAAATGGAGAAATCAAACTTTTTCCGCTTCCTTTATTCCCCGTCATCTCTTTGTCTATGCTGTTTACCAGCTCTTCTCTGTATCTGTTTTTCAGCTCACTGTCGAACTTCGCCCACTCATCCTTTCCGTATCTATGAATGAAGAAATCATCAGCGATATGAATCATATATTTAAAATTAAACTGCTGCTCAAACATTCGTTTTTTCAACTCTGGAACGGACAGAACTACATCCATCCAGCCGTTTTTGAACGAAGAATGCCAGCCGACCGATGGATAAACTTTCTCTATCATCAAGGTATTCACAATCGGAACAATGAATTTGCTGATTTTCTTCGCCTTGCAGTAGTCTTTAATTTCCTGCATGGACAAATTCTGCCCGAAGCATCGCACCTTTATGGTATCTTTTTCGTTAATATCCGTTTCGCCCCACGCAGAATTGATGTAGATATTTTCTATCATGCCGTTTTTTGGCTTTTCAAACCTACAGAACCCCGCCTGTTGTCTTGATACAGAAATAATTTTTTCGCCGTTTGGACTCAGCAGAAATTCTGGGAAAGCAATACCGAAGCACTCAAAATCCGCCACCAAATCGCTCAATACCAATTCAAACTGCGTTCTATCAAAAAAATCATAGATATCTGGCTCACTGCTTGGGATTTTTTCCCTAAACTCTGCGTCACCCTCGGTTTCTATCAATTCAAAAACCTTCAGCCCCAGCCCATAATGAGCCGAAGTAAGCACCTCCAATCCGCCCAAAGCAGCGCCCACCATCGCCACTTTTTCCATCAGGCGTTTAGGATATTGGTTATCATCGCCCCAGTTGCACCAGTTATTGGAATCCGTAGCCGATGCGTTTATTTTCGCAACGCTGTGAGGTTCTGCGCTGGCGCCTTTGGCAGCACCGCTAAAACTCACCACAGAATTACCCCCTACTATATAGGTATCATTGTCTATTTTCTGCATTTTTATTTATTTTTTTTACAAAAATAAAGCCTAAACACCCCAAATAACAGGACATAAAAAAGCTCTATTATTTTCTTTTTACTCTATAACATCAGCAATAATGGTCATTCCCTCTCCATGTATTCTTTTCCATACATGCTCTGTGAAGAAATTATCCATTTCTTTATCTGTCATTTTTTTCTCTCCAGAAACATGGCGGTAAAGCCCGTTTTTAAACTCTATTTTTTCTTTTTCCTCCAAAGTATAGTCATTATAACAGAGTTTTTTCATCCCGCCGTCTACTCCATAATCTAAAATATTAAAAGCAATAGGAAACTTACCCTTTAAGCCTTCCCAAGACATGCTTGGAGTAATAAACAAAGCCTTCGCATTATAATAGATACCCATATTTTCCCTGAATATACTTCCGCTTGAAGCTTGCCAGATATCCATTTTGTTAAACCCTGCTATCACACTGGCATTGAGTTCATAAGCACACCGATAATAGAACAACTGCACAGCATCATTCGTAGGATAGGTTTCTCTGGCGTGTCCAGTTGTCACCTTGATATAAGGCGGGTTGGTAAAAATGATTAAACGCCGCAACTGGGCAGCTTCAAACAAAGCATGAGGCAGATGATTAATGTTTTTATCATTTAAAAAATCAAACTGCCACGCAGGAATGCCTTTGCTTCTCAAAATCTCTACATCCTCCGCTTCCAGCGTAGTGCCGTATTTTTCACATCCTTCGGGCAGGGCTTCCAACAAAGCCCCCTCCCCAGCAGCAGGATCATAAAAAACATATTTTTCAATTGGTTTATTTAAGGTCTTTTTCAAATATTCTACCGCTAAATTCGCCCACTCCTTTGGAGTATAATAAGCTCCTGTTTTATGTTTTCTTTCTTTTGTAAGCTCCATGTTTTATCAATATTAAAAAACCACCTTTTTGCCGTTAAATTCCTCGATGAAAATAATATGTATTTTCTTTATTTCGCCGTTTTTTAGTTTGATATTCCTAGTGCGATTTTCCCAATGGTTAGGATTTTTAAAGGGCGTTTCATCCGCCAGCCTTACCGCCCCTTTTTTCGCAGGAGGACGAAGCAGAACAGCATCCTCGTAACTTATCAATTTTCCCCCCGTTTTATTTTGCAGGTTAAAACTTCTAATTTTTAGAGAAAAAGGAACAGGATTTTTGCGGGCGTCTACTTTTTTCATTTCCGTGAGAACATCAGATAAAAACAGCGTTTTTTCCATGGCGCAAATATCAAACAACACCACGGAAACATAAAAGACACACTAAAAAACACGAAAAAACAAGGCTCTTTCTCAAAATTTTGAAACTAATCATTTGTTTATCAATCCCTTAACCTATGAAATTTTTGTTTTTTTCTCAAAATGTGCAAAAGCCCCCACGAGCCGCCTTAGTTTTTTCTACAATTGCAGTTTTATTTTTTACCGAAATATGAAAGGGACTTCTCCGAAATGCTGGAAAGCCAAAAACAAAAAAATCCCCTCAGAATGAGGAGACTCTGTAGATTCTAAATGTTAGTAATAATAAAGGAATCGGAGTAATCGTAATCCAAAAGATAACCGAACTGCCAAAACAAACAGTAATCCAGCGTATCTGAAAAGTGAGTAGCGTGTTCCTGCGGAATTGTACTGCTTCGCTCGGAGGATTTGTCTTTCTTAAAAGCATCATCACTTGTCAGCGGTGCATTCTCCATTGATATTATCAAGTTCGGACACTGGTTTTCATTTATTCTGACAATAGGAAGCCGAGGATTCTGCTCGGAAAGAATTTCGTTAATCAATCTGAACTTCTGTATGTGCTCGGGATTATTCGTATTCGGTGTCTGGTTAATCACTATCCAGCCAGCCGAACGGAGCGCATTCTCTACATCTTCTGCCAATGTAGTCTTGGAGTTCGCCTCAGACTTGTAACCAGAGCGGTCATGATACAGATGCACTACATTGCAGCTGGATTGGTGGTGTTTATAGTAATCTATAAACTGCTTAACCATATCGGAAAGTTTATCAGGATTCTTCGCAAAGAACTCCTTGATAAACCTTATCTCTCCTTGGCTTTCTAGATACTGCGACACTGTCCCGCAGTTAATTCTTCCCCCGAAATCCAAATTGAATTGTAGCGGAACACCACGCACCAGGTCAGTGTCATACTTACTGCTCGGCACATAGTTTTCTGTCAAATCCCCCAAAGCATCAATATCATACTTATACTTATAATAATTCTTCTTGCTCAGCTGTGCATAGAAGCCGTCCGCAATCTTCCCAGGGCGGATGTTCAGTATCTCAGCTTCAAACATAGTCTTTGAGAGTGCCTCTCTTCTCATCTTCTCTATCCAGCCAGGCTTTAGATTGTGAATATTTACTTTCGAAGATGCTTTGATAAAGGTATACTCTTTTGGGTTTTCTATTGCCATTTTCTCCCTATTAGTAAACCATTCCCCCTTCTTGGTCATCGCCACGGAAGAAACGAATATCTCGGCATGAAGCATAGATTTGCCTTTGAATATTTCCTTCTTTGCCCTGTTAGTTGTCAAAACATTGTTGAATAATCGGTCGTAGGTAAGCAATACAGCCTCGTCGCCCATTACCCAATAAGAATTCAATCCCCTTCCTGAATTGGGATTGTCCAGCGAAACCATCACCGCAATGGCGCCATTTCTGAAATGAATTACATTATTCCAGCTGTCGGGCGCTTGGAATGGTCGCTCGAATCCCATAGATACCCCGCTCCTTCCCACTACATAGTCATAACCTTCATACAGCCCAAACATCTCCAGCCCCTCCTTGGTAGATGGCAGGGTTCTGGACTTTATCTGCACAAAGGTCTCCCCCACAATCACACCTGTAGAGCGTGGCATCTGCCTTACGGCTTCCTTTAAGAACCACCCCAAAACAGTAGACTTGCCCGACCCCCTCGCCGCTTCTATTGTGATATAAGGAATTTTATAGCGATGGTTTGCCAGAACAGCCGCCATCTGCATAGGATTGAGCAGAATCTCTTTCTGTGGCTTTATCAAGTTGCTAATCTCTCTATTCATCATCATCTTCGTTTTCTTCTACTTCCCTAAATTCTGCATCCTCGATTTCTATATTATTAAAATCTACTACACCATACGCAAACTCCTTATCCATCATTTTATAAATTCTTCTCGGCATTTTGATGTTATACTCATGCGCCTGTATCTTATTAGGGTCTATCTCGTTTTCATTTTTATCAATATTAGATATTTCTTTATACTCTTTTAGTGCCTTAACTGCAAGGTCTCCATTGCCAGCCTTTACAGCCTTCTGGTATTCGTTCCAGAAAGCCTCTTTCAGTATTTGTCGTTCTGCTGCTAATGTGGTAGCCTCCAGCTCTCCAAAAATCTGCATGGACATATTATACTCACGATACGCCGAAGCCTGAGAAATCCCGTGGTCTCTCATTAAAATCTGAATTACTTGATAGGTAGAGTATTTGTTGTTCAATCTCAGTGACCATGCGTGGCTCATCCGCTTTTTCTTCTCCGCCTCACGCTCGGTCAGTTCCACTGAACTCTCATCCAGGTAACTCGCCTTTATACGCTGAAAACTGCTGTCTTTCTTGAATTTTGACAATTCCATGCCTCAAAGATAATTTTTAGGATTTTTTCTGTAAAAGACACAAAAAAGCCCTGCAAATGCAGGGCAGGTGTTAAAAAAAGCAAATTTCTATGAAATTTGTATTTTATGCTTGAAAATTATCAGCAGCCTTTCTCAATCTTTCAGCAAGGTCGTATAACGCTCCCTTGAACTGCTCACTTTCCTCTGGAGTAAATCCACCTTTTCCTCCGTTTCCATCTATTTCAGAAAGTTTATTATATATCCATGATGCCGATTTCCCGAAATAATTCTTGGAAATTTTGCCCCAAGATACATCTACAATAATATCTTCTAACTGCTTTTTGTAAGCCACTTTTTTACTAATTCCTATTTCCATATCTTAATATTTTTAGATTAAAAACCGCCCGCTTTGGGCGGTTTATTTTTTACTTTTCTTTTTCTTCCTCTTCTCCATCCATCAGCTTTTCGAAAAGCTCCCTTGCATAAAACTCTAATTCTATTGAGGGATTGTGTTTTGATTTTAAGAAGTTTCTAATTGCTTCGATTAACTCCTTTTCTTTTTCTGTTAACTTCATATCTTTCGCTTTTTTTAACACCACAAAGATACTGTGAATTTTCACAATACGCAAGTTTTTCACTAACTTTTTTCATTTTTTATACAAAAAAAGCCCCCTTAATGGGGGCTGTATTATACTTCTTCTACTACTGCGAAACTTCTCCAGATGTCCTGCTCCATACTAATCAGAGCCGAATGAA